AAAAAAGGTTAGCCCCTGGGGATACCTGGTCGTGAAATACCAGATTTTTTATTTGATTTTTCGTATTCTTTCTTTTCTTCTTTATAGAATTCTGACGCTGATTGGATGTAAAATCGGCGCAGATAGACTGGCATATTATATACTTCTGTGAAATTAAATCCTCCTTTCCCGTGGAAGCATAGGGAGAAGATTTGTGAGTGAATTGCAGGCTTATCTTCTGCCCGCAGGCCAAAAAAACTCAACGTCTAATGGGATGTCCATAGTCGTATCTTCACCACTCTCTTCACTGGTGAATGTAAATGACATATCAACATCTGGTGTTATTTTTTTAAGATATTCCCTAAATGCAAAAGAATCACGAGATAATAATTCATTATCTACAAATTCATTAATTCGTTGCAGTGATGTATCTCCACCAACCGACACAATCGCCTTTTTCAATCGTGTTGTGATTTCTGAAGTAATACCACTATCTTTTGTAAATTTCTTTAATGCTTTTAATTCAGTCTCAATTTCTTTTTCTTCTTTATGTGTTAATAGACGAAATAGAATTTTAACTTTTGATGCTGGCAGTTCAAATTCAAATTCATTCTTACCAGCCTTAAACAATTTTGAATCAATCTTCTTATCTCCAATTTCAGTTAAATCAAAAGTTTCCTCTTGTTTATCTCCTGAAGATGGATCAGTAAGTGTTACAGTATAATCTTTACCATATCCAAGTACTCTCGTTGCAATCATAACTGCATTCTTATCACCTAACAATAAATCATCAAGTGATACTTTTTCATCTACAATAACAGCTTCCATTAGTTTATCCAAAACAATTCCTTTTTGAATAAGATTACGAGAAGTTAAAATATCTTCTTCTTTAGCGGTCATATACTTTAATTCAATAGTCCCACTTGATAGTGGTGAGTCTTTTGAATAAAGTAATCCCTTAGAAGGTAAATCAACTACCTCTGTTGGAAACTGGCGTTTATTTTCTGCCATGTTTATCTCCTCTGTATCATATTTTTAATTGTATTTTATACAATATAACCAATTTTATAAAACTATAATGCTGGGTATCGATTAAAATACCCAGCCTTTAAATTACTTACTTTACTTCGGGATTTGATTTCCCAACCGCGTCTCTAACGGAATAAAGTCCGAAAGATGCTAATACTGTCCAAACTACTTCAGGTACTGCTTCTACAACACCTGCTGCTTGAAGAACACCAACTGCACCAGCTATCACTGATGTCCAAATGGTTTTTGACTTCCACCAAGCTTTATCTGCTATGACTGCCATAATTGACTCCTTTTTTTTATTAAAATTTTATTAGAATTGTAGTATTGCGTAATCGTATCTAAGTGTCAAAGTTACATCAACTGGGTCTGTTGCATTTGCCCAATCCAAATCACCAAATGTTGCGTTGGTAATCCAAGTACCTTTAAGTGTCCACTCTTCAACTTTATCACCTACTGGTCCTAATACATTAATCGTTACATCTTTTTTATAAAAATCTGAATAACCATCACGACCTGTAACAGACTCGTGGGATAATCTTACCCACTCCATTACTGCCTGTGCGGCTGAAGGAACAACTGGGTCATAAAGAGTAATTTCAAGTTCTTCCCATGATCCCTTTCCTTTCATATATCGTTTTACATTGATGTGATCAAGTTCAATAGTTTCAAAAGCAATTGTAGGTCTATTAGCTGTCTTAATAAGATAAGCTGGTATACCTTCAATATACATGATGTACCGATTTTTCGTTTTCGGTTCAAACGGTGTAAACATTATTTCTGACGGATCTAATAGTTCTGGCATCTTTAATCTCCAATAATTTTTTTTCTCATCTATAAATATCAAAATTATAAAAAATCATCACAATAGTTTTTCATAGTTTTATAGAAGTTTTACATTATACTTCATATATAAATATAACAAACAACAAAAAACCCCTCAAAAAAGAGGGGTTTTTCATTTATTAATCTATGTGATTAAACTTACGCTGGGAAAGTTGCTCCCGTTGGTAATACTACGAAGTCCAATACAATAAATTCAGCTGTCCGTGTTGGTTGGATAAATATCTGACCAACAAGTTGATTTCTATCAATCACATCAGGTGTGTTATTGGAGTCATCCATAACTACCTTAAATGCCGAAAGTCCAGAATTTGCTTGTACTGATTCTAAGAACGGATTCACGATATTCATAAAACGATTTCGTGTTGCCGATGTATTCTGTTCAAATACTAAATACCTACTTGAACTTGCAATAAACTTCTTCAACTTGATTAACAATCTACGAACATTCACTCTGTCAAGTGCTGATGGACGACCTTGTAAGGTCTTTTGTCCCCAAACTACTACACCTTGACCTGGGAATGAAGCGATTGGATTAACTCTATCTTCATAAAGAGTATCTCTTTCTTCGTGAGTCAATCTTGTTTGTGCTTCAAGTACAGTTGTTAAACCACCACGATTCAAACCAGCCGGTGCAAACCATTCGTGTGCTACTTTATCTGTGTACGCGATTGTACCAGGTAGTACTACTGATGGCGGAACCCATACTGGAAGTGCCGTTGCTCTATCAACAATCTTTACCCAAGGATAATAGGTTGCTGCGTAGTTCGTATCAAGTGCTGCTATCGCCGCTGTTGCGGATGCTATTGAACCACCTTTGATACCACAATCAAATACATAAAATGCATCTCCACGTTCTTCACACTTAGCTATTGCATGATTCGTAATCTTTGGATGTAAATCATGAATAATACCAGGTGTTACCAACATATTGATATCAAATTCATCAGGATTACTGATTGCGTTGATAGCCTTTTTGTAAGCGACTGCTCCGGCAGCAGTTGCACTTGAGATATCAAATCCCTGTGTGTTTGCTGCTGTAATACTTGCTCCTGTCAATTTTGGATTTGCTGGGTTATCACCATCGAATCCACCTTGAAATGGAACAACAAACTTTCTCTGTTTTACACTTGAAAGTGTGAGAGTAATCTTTTCATTGTGTGTTGAAAAAGTATCACCCGTTGTTGAAGCGTCTGCACTACCATTATAATCCTCAAGACTCATAGTAGTATTTGCACCATCTCCGGCTGTGGATGGGTAGGGTGCCAAATACTCTTCAGCGTCTACATTACCATAATCTACACCATAAGGAACATTAGCGTCAAATTCACCCTGTGCATTTGATTGACTTGTTTTAAATGTCCATGATGGAATTGTTGAATCATCACTACCAAATGGGTTGTTAATTGCTGCGTGTCCCATCGGAGATAATGTTTTTGGAACTGATCCATCTGCAATATCTGAAAAATCACTTAGATAAATATGTTTAGAACGGTTGTTCCAATCACCATTATAAGTGAGTTTACCATTCGCATCGATTGTTACATATCTATCACCAACCCTACGAGCAAAGTAATTAGTACTCTTTGGATCAAAATTCAAATTGTCCCACTGTTCTAAAATGTTATCAGTTGTTAAACCATTGTCATCCATACCAGTCTGTCTGACTTGTAATGAAAATGAACCAAAATCACTACCAGCTATTGAACCAGCTTTCTTAACACTCAAAATAACAATCTTATATTTGTTATTTACATTTGAACCATGAGAACGAGTATTAACTTTAAATAAGTTATATCGTGCACTATTAATCATTTGTGATTGAATGTAAGGAGTAGATGCATTATTATATGTTGTTGGGGATGTAAAAGTCCCATGACTTGCTGATATGGGTCCAGACGACTCCGATGAATATGCATTGCTACTTTGTGCATATTTGAAATTCTTATACAAATATGCTCCTACACCGTTTGCTCCAGATTTCTGAACTTGTGCGTCTCTACTAAATACATCATCAATATAATTAGCACTTCCTGTATCAAATGAGAATGTGTAAGCACCTTGAACCGTTAAAGATTTAGCTCCCCAGTTACTACCACTTAAAGTAAGTGTTCCTGACAACCAATCTGATCCTGCACCAACTGTACTACCTTCTAAATCTGCAGTTCCACTTGAACCACCACGAGATGGTAATAATACAGCTAATGTCTTTTTGGTTAGTGTACTTGAACTCAGATAAAGTTCTATTGAATCGGCGGTGTATCCACCAGTATTAAGAACACGAACAATCGTAACTGTTCCTGCACTTCTTAGATATTGTTCTACAGCATACGGGGTGTAAAATCTCGTATCCGTAGATCCAAACATTTCCTCAAACTCTGAGAAATTACTAATAGCAGTTGGTACAAAAGCCGGACCTTTAAGTGTTGGTCCAACTATTGCTGCTCCTATTGATGCAATTCCTGCAGGAAGAAATGAGAGGTCTCTTTCCCTGGTAAAAACTCCAGGGGAAACTATACGTTCTGCCATTGTTTTTCTCCTTTCCTATTATTATAATTAAATAACTAATTTAGTCAACTTTAGACTATAAATATTTACTATAAATATACTCTAACTTTCTCAAACGATAGGTTTATGGGAGATTATTTAAGTTGTTTCTGAAGTTTCTGTTATTTTATCAGGAACTGGGGCCGGAGTAAATACTCCTGTTGCTGGATCTAAATTTCCAGGACCATACTTCTCATTTAAATTTTTAACAATTTCTTGTTCTTTTGCTTGTAACGCACTATAATCACTTTCCATCTGAACTTCAGATGTTTCGAGTGAATCTAATTGTTGTTGAACTAAAAGTTTCTGTATTTTTAATTGTCCAAATTGTGCTGACTTTTCTGAATAATCAGCCTGTAAATTACGAAGTGATTGTAATTCTTCCTCACTAAACGTAATTTTAGTCTGAGTTTTGTCTAGTTTTTTAGCTAAATTGGACTCTGCTGTAACGGCCATAACTGTTTCTCCTTATTATTATTGTGTATAACTATATTATAAATATCAAGTAAATATCTCTAACTCACTTTTTTCTTTAGATCATTTACTTCCTGTCTTAATTCTTTTACTGATTCTATTAATAACGGAACGATTCTCTTGTAATCTACTCCTAAATAACCATTTTTTCTCTCTACTACTATTTCAGGAACGACTTTTTGAACTTCTTGGGCTATTACCCCAACATCGTGTCCTCTTTCTTTTGCCCAACCAGGTGATTTTTCATTCCAATCAAATTCTACACCACGAATACCTTCTATTTTATCTAATGAACCTTTTATAACTTCTACATTATCTTTAAGTCTTATATCAGATGAATTATATGCTACAACATCACCATCTGCTAATACATCTTCACCTATATGTGCATCTTTTGCGATTACTAAGTGTCCAAACGAACCAGTTGAAATTGATGAGCCACTTATTTTTGCACCCAAATTACTAGCAAACGATAAT